AGTAGCGCTTGCCTGTGGTTCTATCGCCTGACATGATGACTGAGAATGTGTCACCTGACATGGCTGGATCCATCGCTGCAACGATGTACTGGCTGTCTAATTTATCTGGATGACCAGGTGCGCCAGGGATAAGCGGGCCGATAGCACGCATACCGCTAATTGAACCTCTAACGGCATCTGGAGCAAATATGGCAGTAGACTCGACATCTTGTTGCTGGTAGACCATTGCCCACGTCTTAGGGTCAATTAAACCCCGACGACGGCGTAGGTGTGGACCAGACCAGCGTGGAAACAATCCATCTTCATCCGCTGGAGTTTCATCAGTATCCCATGGCCGATCAGACTTAGGCCATAACGTGATCCACTTTTCTGGATCATCGTTAAATTCAAGAACGGCTGGCATTGCAAGATATGTCCAAGGGCTGACGTTATCTGGGTAACGCTCAGGGTTACGCATCTCACGATATAGATCCATAGGATCTACGCGGGTACCTACAACAAGGATCTTACCTGTAGGACCTACACGAGTCAGCACTTCCTGCTGGATCCATCGGATCTGCTTTTCATACTCATTAGCATTGGCAAGAGTCACGCAGTCATCGAGGATGATTAAATCAGCACGTGCGCCGTAGATCTGTCCGCCAATACCAAGGGCCTGGACTGTAGGATCTTTTTCACCTGAGTCACGTTCTAAGTAGATAGCATCTTGCGTCCACTTCTCAGCGGTGGCTTTGAAGCCTTCGGCTGGAGCGTAGCGACGCTGAAGTTCTGCCCACTGTGGACTGGTCAAACGTTGCTTGATGGCGTAAAGAAATTCTTTGGCCATGCCTTGAGTCTTAGATACCAACTTGATACGCACATTTGGATCTGTGACGATGCGATAGGTAACGTAGTCAATGGAGATTGTCATGGACTTGGCATGCTCAGGTGGCATGTTGACTAGCACGTAGTTCTTAAATCCTGGCTCATAGGTCATGTTGCCGTGTAGCCAGGCTGGTTCACCTTCTTCAAGAAGTGAGGTGATATTGCGCTGGTGTGGAAAAGTTTGGGAATTCAAATACTTCGCACGAAAGTCCTCGAACGATATGTTCGCGTCATCTTCGCTGATTACGCCTTTTCGCTTCTGGATGACGCGTGAAAGATCCACTGCTTCTTTAAACTGCGGATCTGAGACGCGATAATACTCATATGACTTGACGCTCTTGCCGACTGCGCGGCAAGCGTCTTCAATCTTCACCCCATCGGCAATCAGCGCGATAAGGCGCTTTTTAGCCTCTGGGGCGGACAAAGTTGCCTCTGGGGCAAGTTTGTAATTATTGCTCTTTGGTTTAGCCATTGGGTGAATCTCTCCCTATGTGGTGAGATTAGACCTATCCCACTGCGAAGCATTGCCTATGGGCAATGTTGTGGTTGTATTTGGGGGGCGCCAGGGGCGCCTCACCTATGGGTTAAAGGCAGCCTCTAAGGGCTGCCATTGGGTAGCCGTAGTTCGTCTCAGCGGCAACTTCGCTGTGAGGCTCAGTGTGCCTAGAGCCGAACTGGGCGGACGTATTTTGTTTTAACCCCTATATATACTAAGGCGGGATAAAAGCCGTTTATCCCGCATTTGGGTATGTGATGTTAGTCACATGGTTGCAGTAACGGGTAAAAGTGCTGGTCAGAGCCTCGGAGCCTCGATTTAGAAAATATATTTTGGTGGATAGTTTCACCTCGGGCGACGCATAGTTAAAAACCCCCAGGTCGTTAATGTCCGATTTGACCGATTTGATTTTGGATTTTCTGTGGACAAACTGAAACGTAATGTCTAACCCTCAACCTGAGATTGACCATCCATTTTGGGTCGTATTCTTCTCATTGTGTAGCGATAATCCGCCAATAAATGGGCATTGTTCGGCGTTGTTGCGTGTTGTTGCGTTGTTGTGTGAAGTGTGTTGAGTGACTGTCCATACAGCCACTATCAACCATTTCGAGGCACATCCGAGGCACATCCGAACATCCGTGCGAGGCTCCCAATACGACACTAGGCTCCCAATCTGTGCCGATACCGCGACTATTGGTCATCTCACTATGTGAGACAACATTGCTCACCAATTGGGCCAAAATGTCTGACTAGTCATCGCCCTAAATTGGCTTGACTTGCCACTTGACGGCGTGTATTTTTCTCTTATCGGGAACAATCCCGAACCTATGGAAGGGCAAAAAAATGACTTACTACTGTGTAAAGTGCAAAAAGTACGGCACAGAAAAAATCACAATCAACAACCTCTCTCAATGCGCTAAAAATTGCGAGGCAAAATAACATGAGCAGAACCTCACTAGATACAATTAAAGACGGCTACGACTACGAAAACCAAGCTTGGTACAAGGGCGGAAAATACGTCCGCTGTGGACATCCCGACTCTATGGATTGCAATTGTTTTGGCAAGATCAACGAGGGCAAGAAAGTCATTGTGACACCTGCCATGATTGCACACCTTGTGAACCAATGGGGGAATAACTAATGAGCGAACTTGAACTATTGACAGCACTTGAATCTCTCAATACACTCAGAACATTCATTGAATCACAACTAGAAAAGGTGGGCGCATAATGGCTACATACATTCACCCAAATGGCGAAAAGATCGTTGCTAAGTTTGCTTTTGTTAGTTACTACGACGCGCAAGGCGAATTGAAAAGAGGAACAGATTTAACCAAATGGACATTAAACGCGGAAAAGTGGATAGATAACGACATCAAGAGTGGCTACTATCAAGGCTTTATAAAGGTGGGCGCATAACATGGAACATAAAATGCAGATACTCAACTCTTACGACCGAATCACTCGCACATCTAACAAGTCTCGCAATGCTCAAACCACTATCGGATGGCGCACTCGTTGCTCATGTGGCGCAATTGCTGAGACTAATTCCAACAATCTCAAGGCACATAGAATCAAGGTTCAGAAGCATTTAGAGGCGGTGGCATAATGCGCCTTACAACACGCGGAAAGGTTGTTGTCTGGCTATTAGCCGTCACCGCCCTATTCTTGACAGTGAACTATCTCAATCACCATTGGAAGATTACAACCTGCTCACACACCGCCGAAGGCGTTACGTGTGGCACAACTTGGAAGGATTAAGAAAATGGCTATTAAGGCAACGAAAGAAGGCGAAACTGTGCGCATACTTTTGCGCGGGTATTTCAAAACACAGAAAGAATACGATGACGCTATTTCCCTTTTTAACGCGGAAGGATGGGCGTTAAGTAGTTTTGACGCGCCTAGCGAGACGCGTCTGTGGCGAGGCTCAAAACAAAACTAGATAGCAACGACAGGGCAGGGCTTACCCCCTGCCTTGTAGTGGCTTGCTAGATCAGCAAGACCAAAACCCATTGGAAGGGGCTTAAAATGCAAGGTAAAGACATTAAGGCAGTACTAAGCACTATCACGCAAGAAAGCATGACAAACGGCACAATGGGCGACTTATGGGATAAGTTTTCCGATTACGTCGCGGGAAGTGATTGGGTCAGTGAGATTTTAGACATGGCTCAAAAGGCTAGTGATTGGATTAGTGATGAAGACGATTACACCGACACCGCCACCGATATTTCAATTCACCTTGCAGACAGCGAAGTAGAAGACTATTACAGCAACATCAACAAGCGCGTGCAGGAACTAGCCTTATGGGCTAGACCCGAACTAGACAGCGAAGTAGAAGAACTATTCAATGGAGATGTTAATCCTACATTGACCGATCTTAACTCTCACTATCTTTTCTGTGCTATGTATAACCTTGCCTATGCGATTTTAGAATACGCAAGCGAGAAGGCAGAAGAACTAGAAGGGGCAGACGCATAATGAACCTAGAAGATACACGCCGTATAGACGGCGCAACACAAGATGATTTTGGGCATTATTTTGTAACTCGCAACGGCGTGCCTCAATTTGGATACTTCACGCATTTTTCAGGAATGTGGGTCTGCTATACCTGTGGGCATTTGTGCGAGTGTTACGACGACGAGAGCGAGGTGGAATAAATGGCTAAAGATAAGTTAATTCTAGCCGTCGCGCTTACCTGCTTATTGGATAACTTTCAATTCGATCAAGAGGATTTTGCGGATTTTGATTTTCAAGAGCAGGACATCATCAACCTAATGGAAAGGATGAAGGTATGACACGCTTCGACTATTGGAAACAGAAGGCGCAAGAGGCAGAGGCGGATTTCTACCGCCTCAACGCCGAACAGGACAGGCTAGACGAAACTGTCACCGCCCTCGTTGATCTAATCCGCGCCTCTAGGCAGGTAGAGCGATTAGAGACACCAGACTTTCCCACATGGCTGTAGCACAATCCTGCTACGAATACGACTACGAGGCGGGCGAGTGGGTGACTACTTGCCCGACTTGTCGCGCTGTATCGTATTATCCCACCTTGCGGGAAACACTCAAACAACACCTTAGACATACACGCACAAAATGTCTAAATGGGTATTGACCCACTAGCGACACGCCCCGCCACGTGCGGGGCTTGTTACATTTATTGCGCCCATGCTTGACGCGGGGCGCATTTTCATTTAATCTGTGACAGTACGCAAAAAGCGGACAGAATGCCAAACGGGCGAAAAATAATCACGGGGCGAAAATGACAATACATGAGCAAAATACGCGTATCTTACGCGACATTGAGAAGATAACAGAACGAGCATTACAAGAAGCCTGGCTAACAGGCTACCAGCAGGCACTCAAAGACATGAGCAACGACATAGATGTGAAAGCAAACGACAATGAATAATGAACTGAGAGCATCCTGTGCAAATCCTGAGTATGACCCTGAATGGTGGTTCCCTGAGTCTGAGGTAGGTTCTGGCAACAAGCCAGCAATCGTGGCAAAGACGATGGAAACTGTAAAGACAGCAGTCCTGGCTATGCAAATCTGCCAAGAATGCCCGCTATTTAAAAACAACTCATGTCTGGAATACGCCATGAAAGACCCTAGTACAATTGACTATGGCATTTTTGCAAGTACGCTCCCCATTGATCGGCGCAAAGCATTGGGACAAGCCCCAAGCGCATGGGACAAGACCCACGTCTTCGTCCAGATCAGGCAACAAGCAATCCGCGCAGGTGTACTACCTGTGAAGATTGCACCGAGAGAAAGGCCAAAAGTATCAACGTTCAGATTCGTCAACAGACAGCACGCCGCAAAAGATTCATCATCGGATTTATCGGAGCAACAGTAGCCAGCCTTTGGCTATCTAATGCCCCTATAAACGCCGCAAATGATCATCTCAGCACACCAAAGCACTTCGCTCGTGTACTTTATACGCGACAAGGTGCAACGCCTGTGCAGTACGGCTGTCTAGTGAAACTGTGGACAATGGAAAGCCATTGGAATATGTACGCACGCAATACACATGGCGGTGCGCTAGGTATTCCGCAGGCTTTACCTGCTACGAAGATGGCACAGTTTGGTCGGGATTATAAGTATGACTACCAAACACAAATCCGATGGGGCTTGCTATACATACGCCTTCATTGGCACAATAGCGCATGTAACGCATTGAAGCATGAAAGGAAATACCAATGGTACTAGTAATTGACGAAGAAGCAGTACGCACAATACGCAAAGAGTATGCAGTCATGACTATTGGCGATGGTCGTGGACGTGGCTTATCAGCCGTCAATGTTATTGAACTGGCTAAGCGTTATGGCGTAAGCCAGGAAACTATCCGCCGTATTGCCCACTACAGCATGTACAAGTGGGTGATTGACGAAGATGATGAGTGACATTGAGAAGGCTAAGCAGAAAATGGAAGACGCTAAGACGTCTATGCCATTGGGGCATAAAGATTATGAATGGATGGATGGTTTTAACCATGGCCTAGATTGGGCCATTCGCATACTAGATAAGGATAAAAGCGCATCATGACTCACGATGAATTGCTCAAGAAGATTAAGACGCAAGAAGAATACTGGACCAACCTCGTACACTTTACTAACCCTGAGTTTTACGAGAATACAGTAGACCAGCGCAACGCATGGCAAGCCTTGAAGGCTA